AATGAATCCTCCTGCTTTATCAATACCAACCGGAGAAATGGCATTTTTAACTGTTGCTGGTGGTGGAGGTGGTGGAGGAAAAACTTCTTCTGGAAACACCAGAGGAGGTGGAGGTGGAGGTGGTGGCCTAAAGACATCATACGGTACTCTTTCAGGAGGAGGTGCATCTGCAGAATCAAATATAACATTAGCTGCAGGAACTTACACAATAACAGTCGGAGCTGGTGGAGGAAAATCTACTGGGTCAGGAACTGGAATTTCAGGTGGTGACTCATCTATCGCAGGCCCATCGTTAACTACAATAACATCTGCAGGTGGTGGAGGTGGTGGAGATTTTCAAGTTCAAGGAGCTGCAGGAGGTTCCGGAGGAGGTTATGGAGGAGCTGGAGGCACAGGAACAACCACGTGTGCAGGAGGAGCTGGGACAGCAAGCCAAGGTTTTAATGGAGGTGGAGTAAATGGTGGAAGTGGAGTAGACGCTGGTGGTGGTGGAGGAGCCGGTGAATGTGGTGGTTATGGTGTATTTAGACAAGCTTATGGAGGAGTGGGAGGCTCTGGATTAATGGTTACAATTACTAGCAATGCAAAATATTATGCTGGTGGTGGTGGAGGAGGAAGTGATTCAAACGGCCTTGACCCAAGATTAGGTGGTGTTGGAGGTGGAGGTTATGGAGCTTCAGGACCAGTAGGAGGAGTAGGAAATGTTTCACAGCCAGGTGTAGTTAATACCGGTGGAGGTGGAGGTGGAGAAGGTAGTAACGGTACTCCAGGAGATGGAGGTTCAGGAATAGTGGTTATTAGACTGAACACTTCGGATTACTCTGGAACTACAACAGGTTCTCCCACAGTAACAACAGATGGTGTTTATACAATTTTAGAATATACAGGAAGCGGAACTTATGTTCACAGTTAAAATATAAATTATGGCACATTTTGCAGAACTTGACGAAAACAATATAGTAACTAGAGTAATTGTTGTACACAACAATGAGCTCATGGATGGTGAAACAGAAAGCGAAGCTAAAGGAGTAGGGTTTTGTTCTACGCTCTTTGGTCATACAAACTGGGTGCAAACATCTTATAATAACAATATAAGAAAACAGTTTGCTGGAACAGGTTATACCTACGACTCAGACAGAGATGTCTTTGTTGCGCCTTCCCCATACCCAAGCTGGTCTTTAGACGAAAACAGTGATTGGCAACCCCCAACGCCAATGCCAGAGGATGACAATATGTACTCCTGGAACGAGGATACTCAAAGTTGGGATTTAGTTGAACCTATTAATGATGACACAGAATAACATGAATTTAGATTTTGAACCTACGATACTAGGAATAACAGTATTAGTGCTTAGTATATCTCAAATTAATGAGGCTCTACAAAGTTTACTTTTACTGGCAACGATAATTTATACGATCATAAAAATTTATCAACTAATAAAGAAAAAGTGAAATACTTTACATACTCAGAATTTGACTCGCCTGATTCTATCGATAGCGGTAGTAATATGGACGAATCTTTCTTACGTATGTTAGACAGCGCACGTGAAGCTGCAGGAACACCATTCAGAATTAACTCAGGATTTAGAACACCAAAGCACAACAAAAAAGTAGGAGGGTCAGAAAACTCTTCGCACCTTAGAGGGTTTGCAGCTGATATACATGTAACATCAAACAGTACAAGGTATGTAATACTAGAGGCTTTGCTTAATGTTGGCTTCAATAGAATAGGTATAGCAGATACGTTTATTCATGTAGATGCTGACCCTATTAAAACAAAAAACGTAATTTGGACCTATGCTTAAACTACTTAAAAAATTATTAGGATTTAGTGACTCAGGCGTAGATGGTCTAGGCCTAGAAATAAGAGAGCTTATAAAAGGAAAAGAAATAGATCCTCAAAAGCTTATAGAAATGCAAACTGCTATCAATGAAATGGAGGCAAAGCATAGAACAATATTTGTAGCTGGATGGCGACCATTTATTGGATGGGTGTGTGGTATAGCTCTTGCATATAATTTTATTATAAGAGATATGCTAGTATGGTATATGGGAGCTGCAACAGCTCCACCTGCTCTACAGATGGAGCATCTTATGACCGTTCTTATTGGTATGTTAGGACTTGGAGGTATGAGAACTTTTGAAAAATTAAATAATAAATCTAATTAAATGGCACAATCAATATCTGCTCTTCGCTACGAAAAACCGAAAACTCGTAGACCAGGGGTTCACGCAAAAACAAAATCTTCTAAAGTAAAATCTTCTAAGTATTACCAAAAAAAATACCGAGGTCAAGGCAGATAAATAATTTATATCTTTGTATAAATTAAATTTAATCAAATGGATATTAGGAAAGTATCAATAGGCGCTGATTATAAATCAGGAGCAATGCATTATATAGTAGGGCAAGAAGTGTTAGGTAAGAATTATATTATACACTTAATACAGTACGACAAAGAATCTCAAGGTTTTAAAATTTGGATTCAACATAAAGATGAAATACTTTTATGGAAGGAGTTCAACGTCAACATGCCAGTATCAATCGAATATAATATAAATTTTTAATGAGGTCACCTTTTTATTTTATCGTAAAGCCAGTAGACGACAAGCGATACAACAATACTAAAAATGTAAGCGGCATTGAACTCATTACAAGTACATCAGAGGAAAATCACAAAGCATCAAATCGTGAAGGAATTGTAGAGGCTACTCCACTTGGATATACTGGAGATATAAAAGTAGGTGATACCCTTCTAGTTCATCACAACGTATTTAAGTTTTATAATGACATGAAAGGAAGAAGACAGAGTGGTAAAAGTTATTTTAAAGATAATTTATTCTTTATTGAGAACGACCAGTTTTTTATGTACAAGCAAGATGGTCAGTGGCATTGTCACGACAGGTATTGTTTTGTTAAGCCTGCAGCAAAAGAAGAATCATTTATAATGAAACGAGGACAAGAAGAACCTTTGATTGGTTACATGAAGTATCCAAATAAATACTTATTATCTAAAGGTGTTAACAAAGGAGATAAGATATCTTTTAAACCAGAGAGTGAGTATGAGTTTATGGTAGATGATGAGAAGTTATATAGAATGTATGACCACCAAATAACCATGGTATTATGAACTCAGATGAATTAAAAAAAGAAATCATACATGCAGGGCGTAGAGCTGTAGAACAGCTAATCAAGGTAGCAAAAGAAGATATTATAAAACCTGACCCAGACGATGAGTTGGCGGCAGATAGACTGAAGAACGCAGCAGCAACTAAGAAGCTTGCTATATTTGATGCGTTTGAGATACTAAATAAAATAGATTCAGAGGAAGAAGTAATTAACTCTGGAGGACACGTAGATAAAACAAATACAAAACAAGGGTTTGCAGAACGAAGGTCAAAATAAACTATATCAAGAATTAAGTAATTATATTCCAACTGGTGTATTTAAAAAAAAGAATACAAGTAAGACGTGGCTCTATGGGTATAATGAAAAATATGATTTAGTTGTAATATCTAAAACAGGTCGAATAGGAAAAATTATTAGCATTAATGGTTTGGTTATTGGTATTCCGCCAGAACCTAAAGAAGTATATAAAAGAGGTAAGGAAAAAAAAGATCAATACTGGGAGCGTGAAGAGTTGCCTAGAGATTTAGCTCGTATAAATTCTATATTCCAATGGAACGAAAGACCTTCTGCGTTTAAAAACAAATGGGTTGATTATATAGAGGCTGAGTTTGACAGAAGAGAGCTAGGGTATTGGTTTCATAACAACGGAAAACCTACTTATATTACAGGTTCGCATTATGTTTATTTACAATGGACAAGTATTGATGTAGGATATCCAGACTTTAGAGAAGCAAATAGAATATTTTTTATATACTGGGAAGCTTGTAAAGCTGATAAAAGATGCTTTGGTATGGATTATTTAAAGATAAGACGTTCAGGTTTTTCTTTTATGGGGTCTTCTGAGTGTGTAAACACAGGAACTCTGGCTAGAGATTCAAGAGTTGGTATACTGTCTAAGACTGGTTCAGATGCTAAGAAAATGTTTACAGATAAAGTTGTTCCAATCGCTAACAGGCTGCCGTTCTTTTTCAAACCAATACAAGATGGTATGGATAAACCTAAAACAGAATTAGCCTTTAGGATTCCTGCGTCTAAGATTACAAAAAAGAATATGCATGAGGTGATGAACGAAGAACTCACAGGTCTTGACACTACTATTGACTGGAAGAACACGGATGACAACTCCTATGATGGTGAGAAGCTTTTACTTTTAGTTCATGATGAATCAGGTAAGTGGCTTAAACCAAACAACATTCAGAATAACTGGCGTGTAACTAAGACTTGTTTAAGGCTAGGTAGTAAGATAATCGGTAAGTGTATGATGGGGTCTACGTCTAATGCGCTTAGTAAAGGTGGAGAAAACTTTAAACGTTTGTTTGAGGATTCAGATTTAAAGACTCGTAATGCAAATGGTCAGACTAAATCAGGACTGTATAATCTATTTATACCTATGGAATGGAACATGGAAGGATTTATAGATAGGTTTGGGATGCCTGTATTTAGAAAGCCAGAGAAAAAAGTTAGAGGGGTAGATGATGAGTGGATAACAAATGGAGCTATAGATTATTGGGAGGCAGAGGTAGAGTCGTTAAAGAAGGATGCAGATGCGCTAAATGAATTTTATAGACAGTTTCCTAGAACCGAGTCTCATGCTTTCAGAGATGAGAGCAAGTCTTCACTGTTTAACTTAACAAAGATATATCAACAGATAGATTATAATGATTCTCTTATTATGGAGCATCATGTAACAAGAGGTAGGTTTTACTGGAAAGACGGAATAAAAGACTCAGAA